TAGTAATATAATAATTAAGGAAGAATTAAAATTATTACAAGATGAAATTAATAATATTAATTATTTTGATGAAATTGAATATTATGAAAATACAAGCACAATTTTATTTAATTATTATGAAATGTTAGAAAAACAATCATCATCTGTATCATCTTCATCTAATAATAGATATAAAAATAAATCAATTTTAGAATCATTTAATATATCTTTATCGAAAGAAGAAATTAAAATTGATGAAGAAGATAAGATTATTGAAAAAAGTGATTTAGTTGACCAATATTTAGCAATTACTAATAAATATTATATTAAAAGGAATGATAATAATAATGATACTACTGAGATATGTCATCGTTGTAATATACCTTTAATATGTTTACAACACGATGCTATAATGATTTGTAGTAATTGTGGATATCAGGAATTATTATTAGTTGAACAGAATAGACCAATATTAAAACAAAATACCAAAGATACATCTCATTTTAGTTATAAGCGAATAAATCATTTTAGGGAGTGGTGTAATCAGGTTCAAGGAAAAGAAAGTACTGATATACCAAATGATATATTTGAAAAGATATTAAATGAAATTAAGAAGGAAAAAATAATTGATACAAAAAGGATAACATATTCAAAGATGAGAGAGATATTAAAAAGATTAAGAATAAATAAATATTATGAACATATTAATTATATAATTAATAGAATTAATGGAATACCGACACCTCAATTTTCACCAGAATTAGAAGAAAAATTATGTTCAATGTTTAAGGATATTCAAGGTCCATTTTTAAAACATTGTCCAAAAGACCGGAAGAATTTTTTATCATATAGTTATGTTTTATATAAATTCTTTCAAATATTAGGTTTGAATGAATATTTAAAATTCTTTCCACTTTTAAAAAGTAGGGAGAAATTATATGTTCAAGACCAAATATGGAAAAAAATATGTGAAGATTTAAATTATAAGATAATTCCTTCTCTTTAACCAGCGCCAAAACCAACAAGACGGAAACCAGCACCAAGACCAACACCTTGGCGAGCGCCAGCAGCAATTGAGGGAGATAGTAAATCGAATAGAGAGAATAAGCAAGCAGCAGTTAAGGCAATCATCCATACTTCACTTGATTGAAGTTTTTGTTCGGGTAAAACATATGCTGCTATGGCAACTACAATTGCTTCAATCGCATATTTTAAGATACGTATTAACGCTTCCCATATATCAAAACTATATGTTGGTTGTTGATTCATATTATACTATTATAATAATATATTTTTTTATTATTAACAAAAATAAAAATTGATATTTTTCATATAAATCAATTTAATTATTATAATACATATTATGCGAGGTATTACAGCAGGTGAAACAATTGTATATGCTACGGCTGCTTATATCATTGTTAAAGTTAATATCATTCTTAAATTTAATCTTAATAATAGAAAATGATATAAGAATTTTTATTTATATATATTATATAATAAATGGGAGAAAATTTAGTATCTACGAAAGAAAAAGATTATCTAGATGAAGATAAACCTATTAGAGGTCAAAATTATTGTTTGGTTTCTTTTTTAAGTCCGGAAGATATTTTAAAGGAAAAAGAGGTTTATTATTTTTCCCGATTTATTGATAAATTCGGAAAAGATATGAAAACTCTTTTAGATGGTATTGAGGCTAAATATCCTGATTCAGTTGAATTGGTAAAAACTATCCGTTCTAATCATGATTATGTATTCAATGCAAATGATTTAGATTCACAATATAAATTTTTTAAGGCTAATAATTCACACGAAATTGAAACTGATTTTCACAAAGAAAATGATTTTAAAACTTCAATGCGAGGAATTAAAATTCGTGGTGTTTTTGATACTATTGATGAAGCCAAGACAAGAAGTGAATTTATTAAACGACAAGATAATAAATTTGATATTTATATTTGTCAAGTTGGTTGTTGGTGTCCGTGGTCTCCAAATCCTAATGATTTAACTGACCAAGAATATTCAGAAACTCAATTAAATACATTAATGAAACAATATAAGCAAAATATGGATTCGAAAGATGAACTTTTTGAACAAAGAAAGGCTGAAATGATGTCTAATACTAATTCTAAATCACAAGTTTCAAATATTGCTGATGATCTCGCTGGACAATCTGATCCATGGATTGCTGCCAAACAAGGAAAAGAAGAAGTTAAGGAAGAACAGACAGAAGTTAAGGAAGAACCGACAGAAGTTAAGGAAGAAGAAGCGGTAGATATTGGAAGAACACCAAGTGATTAAAAATGAATTTTATTTATTTTTTTGTATTCATTAAATAAAAATGAAATCAATTGCATTATTAATGTTATTTGTAGGAGTAGTTTTAATAATTAAGAGTTATTATGAATTTAAATATTCAAATATTGATAAACCTAAAACAATAATTAAATATATACCAATAAGTCAATATGAAGAAACATTAACAGATAGTGAAAAATTATCAGAATTTTATAAAGGTATGTTTGAATTAAGTCAACCGAATATGTATGACGCAAAAAAAATATAATTTATAATTAATATGACAAAATCAATTACTGAAATAGGATATGTATTAATAGATAATATAATTAATATTAAAAATGATAATAATAAAACTAAATTATTATCAGATGTTAAAACTTTCAATATGAATATAATGGAAAATAATGAACAAATTATTAAAAATAGAAATATATATTCAACAAAATATGATATACCAAGACAAAAAAATAATGATAATTATGATAAATATTTGAAAAATAAAGAAATTTTATATAATAAATGGAAACAATCAAAGACAATTAAAGATTTATATTCATTATTAGAATTAAAACGACCTGAATATACTGAAATTGAAGATATTTATACTGCCATTAAATAAGATACATCTGTTATTTTTATAATAAAAAGCATAATACTATTAAAAATACTTAATACAAATGAAAACATTCCCATAATTTTAAGAAATGCATCCCATATTGTTTTCAGGATATGATAAGGTAAATAAAAGAGTTTAACACCAATAAAGAAGATATAATAAATCATTTGAATAACTGGCATTATTACATATACAAACACGCGTGCAAATGAAATTTTAAAATAATAACAATAAACGGATGATACAAATATAACAAACATAAATATATAAAAAATAGTAAAAAACTTATTAATAAAATAATTACCCATATTATTATTATTTATATAAAATAGATTAAATAAAAATGGAAGAACAACAACAAAGTTTTAAATTTAATTTTTTCGCGTTTATTATTGCTTTTGCTATTGGTATTTTTTATGTTTATATCGCAACCCCTAAACCTAAAATAGTTATTAAATACCCAACTCCTTATAATGCAACTAAAATAGTTTATAGAAATGATAATGATGTGTGTTATAAATATAAAGTGGATGAAATTAAATGTTCCGATACTGCAATTAATCAACCTATAATATAAAAAAAATAACCATTATATTTAGATGATAAACACACGTAATTTAATAGATAGATTATTTTATACAAATTTCGGACAAATAATGATTAGCGCATTATTTGGTATATCATTAGCATTAATTTTTAATAGAGTTTGTAAAGATAATTGTACCATTTATTTTGCACCTAAACACGATGACATTAATGATAAAGTCTTTAAATTAGATGATACTTGTTATAAATATAGCACTATAAATGTTCCGTGTAATGATAAAGCAATTGAACCATATGACGGACATTCAATTGCATCAAATCAAATAAAAGAAGAGGGAATAATTGATAAATTATTTGCGTAATTTTTATTATTATATATTTAAATCATATTAATATAATAATGCAAAATCAATCACAAAATAATATGATTACACCTATTGAAAAGATACCATTAAAAACATCAGGTGCTAATATTACAGATGATATGTCGGATGATCCAATTGTTAAAGATGTTTTAAATGAATTTGAAAAAGAATTATCCATTAATGAACAAACCGCAAATAATTATAAAATTAACGTTAATCAAATGCAACAGCAATATCAACAACCACAACCACAACAATTACAACAACCACAATATCAACAACAACCACAAATGCAATATCAACAACAGCCGCAAATGCAACAATTACCAAAAAATCAACAATCCATTAATTATATTGATAATATATTATTAACTAAAACTTTTATTATTTGCATAATAATAGGATTATTTACAAATCCGTATATATATAATACAATTATAAGTAAAATACCTGAAAATATATCAG